ACCTTCTTTCAAGTAGTTTTCTAAAATTTCTTTCTTTTTCTTAGTTGACGTTTTATGCCTACGACAACATTCATCTAAACTAAGAGGTACTTTAACACCTCTAGCCCACACATAGTCAAACACCATGGTATCGTAGACAGGACCATCATATGTAAAGCCAGATGCAAACAGCCACTGTAAGTCAAATTTTATATTGTGACCTAGCAGTACGTCTGCTCTGTCTAGTGCATCTTGTACTATCTTCATGTTGTTTGGTGTAGGGTCTTTCTTTGAGTGATAAAACCATACATACTGTACAGGGTTATCATCTTCTTTAAAACCTACAGACACTAACTGATTACCTCTAGTATAGGGTGACGGATCAGAACCCTTGTCTGTTTTTATAAAAGTAGTTTCTACATCTAATGTTAAAATCATTCGTAGTACCTCCCAGTAAGTTTGTCTATCTCACAAACTACGTGACCATGCCACCCTGAGATTTTATTTTTAGAAACACATAAGAACCTAGTATCATCATCCTCACCAGGATTTTTTCCTATGCCTATAATTATATCAGCCTCACCTGCTTTACCAGTTTTAGAACCATCAAGCATAGCAAAGTCTAAGAACTGACGATTGTGTGCGTCATAGCTTGCCTGAGACACAGCCCACACCATGCAGTTATTTCTTTTGGCTATCTCTCTTGCATTTACATAAAGCTCTTTCAATCTTTCATCGCCTCTACTAAACTCACCACCTACCTTCACCTTGTCTAACTGATCTACAAACAGCACGTCAATTTTATTTAATTTTGTAAACTGATCTATCTCTGATATGTCTGAGCCTACAGAATCCATAATAAAAAGTCTATCTTCTATTTCATTTTTGTAAACTTCTTTTATAGTTTCTATCTCTTGCATGTAGGTTTCTTTGTGTACATTGAAGTAGGCAGTTAGAACTCTTGACTTCATTCTTTT